GAAGCTGGAGAATATGACAACGAGGGTAACGAAACAAAAGCACCAGTATTGTCTACTAAATGGCACGTTGACGCTTTATGGTCAAATGACGAAGGTCACCCATACGGTTGGAAGTCTTACGCTGTTAATTTAAGCGGTAACGGAGTGCATAGCTTTTTTGGCTTGGATTATGAAAACTACAAAATCTCATAAGATGCATATTGAAGACGCAAGAATTGCTTTATTTAATAGTTTGACGTTTTTAATAACTTTTACCAATGTCGAGCAATGGTTGAAAATAATCCTATTGGTTGCGTCAATCGTTTATACTGTTCTTAAGATAGTAGAAATGAAAAAAAAGAATGAGAGCAATAAATAAAATCATATTGCATTGTTCAGCAACGCCAGAAGGTAGACATACAACCGTTGAAGATATACGTCTATGGCATAAGCAAAGAGGCTTTAATGATATAGGGTATCACTATGTCGTTTATTTGGATGGATCGATACATAATGGCAGAGATGTTGAACTGGTTGGAGCGCACACAAAAGGTAATAATACTGGAAGCATAGGGGTTTGTTATGTTGGCGGAATAGGCAAAAACAACCTAAAAGCCAAAGATACTAGAACACCCGAACAAAAAGAAGCGTTGGACTGTTTGTTGAATGAGTTAATGGTTACTTATAGCGGTACGACCTTGCACGGACATAACGAGTTTGCATCAAAGGCTTGTCCTAGTTTTGACGTACAAAAAGAATACAAAAACATAATAGATTGCTATGCCTAAATACAAAGACCAACACGGAACCACAAGGGTAGGAGACTTTTTAAGAAGCATCGGGAAATCCGACATCGTTCATTCAATTGTAGGCAACTTGCCCGAGAAAGGCGTTTTAGGCGTGTTTAAGGCGTTTTTAGATAAAGATGGTAGTTTGCCCCCACAAGACAAAGAAACTGCCTTAAAACTGCTCGAAATGGACTTAAACGAGATGCAGGGGGTGACAGATAGGTGGCAGTCAGATATGACATCAGATTCGTGGTTGAGTAAAAATACAAGGCCGTTGACGCTTATATTCCTTACTGTAATGATGACTTTGTTTGTTATCCTAGACAGTAGCAAGGTTGATTTCACGGTAAAAAATGAGTTCATAGATTTGCTTAAATATCTACTTGTAACGGTTTACGCTGCATACTTTGGCAGCAGAGGTTTTGAAAAATTTACCAAAATAAAAAATCAATAAAGGTCTAAAACTTGACTTTTTAACAAAAATTCACTAACTTTGCTATATATAAGTAATTTAAACTAAATTATTTTAGTATAATAACATTATAATACTATAATATAATAATACTATAATAATATAATATAATAATATTTTAATACTATAACATTATAATATAATAATATTTTTAGTTTAAACAAATTATAACAAAATGAATATTAAAAGCACAGTTAAAAAGTTGCAAAATTCAGAAAGTTACGAGTTGAACTTAAAGACCTACAAAGAAAGGGTAAAAGCAACCGTATCAAAAGAAGAACTTCGCTACTTAATACAGAAGCTAGACAATGCCATCGACTAAAAAGCCGACACGCAGTAAGCTAGTCAAAAAATTAGATGCAGTTTTCAGCGAATATATACGCCGAAGATATGCAGACGAGAACGGTTTGGCTCAATGCGTAACTTGCAACAAGAAAGACCATTGGAAGAAATTACAGGCTGGACACTTCATAAGCCGTAAACACTACTCAACAAGGTTCGATGAAATAAACGTACAGGTTCAATGCGCTGGATGCAATGTATTTCGTTACGGAGAGCAATATCTTTTTAGCTTATGGCTAGAGTCAAATATCGGTGAGGGTACTGCGGAATTGTTATTGCAACAATCAAAGCAGATAAACAAAATATCGTCTTATGAACTTGAAGCGTTAATAACTAAATACGAAAACATTTTGAAAGAGTTGCAAGACTAAATACTTTTGTCCTGTTTTGTTGATATTGTTTTTAATTAGTTAGTCAAAAGAAGGGTTGCAGAAAAAATTTTTTGCAGCCTTTTTTTTTATTCCAAAAATTATTTTTATATTTGTACCATAATTTAAAACTATCAACAATGTATTTACACAATTATCCAACAAAAGACCTTATCGAAATGAAAGGCAAGGAAGGAATGTTAGAGACTACCTACAAGGAAATTGAAAACATTTTAGAATCACGAAACATTAAAACACAAGTAAAATGAAAACAGGAAAAATCAAGTACGTTACTCCAAAAGGGGTATGGTCAAACTCACACGGAGATTTTAACAAGTTTAGAATCGACCTAGCTGACGGAAGTTACTACAACTTTTTAGCAAAGGGAGAATTTAACAAATCGGTGGGAGATGAAATCGAGTTTACAGTAACAAATGAGGAATTTAAAACTGCTAAACTAGAAGCGCCGAAACCAACATACCAAGCTAAACCTAGCTATAACGCTTCACAAGCAAGAAGCACAAACGAATCTATTTTGCGACAAGTGGCTTTCAAGGGCGCTATTGAATTAGCAGCCAAAGGAACTATCCAATTAGACGAAGTAGAAGAATTTACAAATATATTTAACTCAATTTTAAACAAGTAAAAAAATGGAAAGCACGGAAAAAGTATTCGCAAAAGGATTATTTGTAAAGCCAACAGACAAGGATTGGTTGCCAGTTAAAATCACAATTAAAGCAACGGACTTTGTGGATTTTATGAACTCACAAGGAGAACTGATAAACGCTAACAACGGTTGGCTATCTATTGACGTTAAGAAGAACGCTAAAGGAATGTATGCAGAGGTAAACACTTGGACACCTAGCGAACAAGTGACATCCAAACAGCACTCACCCGATAGAGAAACAGCAGATTTGCCATTTTAATTTTAAAGGGGGGTTTTTTACCCCCTTTTTTTTATACCTTTACAATAACAACAAAACAAAATAAGATATGTTAATAGACTTTCAAAGCGAAATAAACAAATTAAACCAAGTTAGAACAGGACAAATCAAAGAGGGTTTGAGGCTAGGGGTTCCTAGTATTGATGAATTTATGAGGTTTAAATACGGTTCGTTTAATGTGATACTAGGTCATAGTAATGTGGGTAAGACTACGGTCATACTTTATATGATGTTGCTTTATTCTTTAAAGCACAAATTAAGATGGCTGGTTTACTCAAGCGAGAACGAACCACATAGCATCATTAGAAAGCTAGTTGAATTTTTGGAAGCTAAACCTATTAACAAAGTGGATGCTGATGCGTTCAGAATGCGAGTTAAATGGATTCAAGACCATTTTAGGTTTATGGACACGGAAAGGCTTTATACTTTTAGAGAATTGTTAGGCAATGCGGAAAAGCTATATCAACACCAAACGTACCACGGTTTTATGATAGACCCTTATAACAGTTTAACAAAAGACCAAACAGTTTTAAGGGGGATTGGCGCACACGAATACGACTACCAAGCTACTAGCGAAATAAGATTATTTTGCAAAAAAAACAGCATATCGGTATGGCTTAATACTCATTCGGTCACAGAGGCACAAAGAATGAAGCACGATCAAACGCACATATACGCTGGACACCCAATGCCACCTATGAGCAGCCACGCTGAAGGTGGTTCGAAATTCGTCAACCGTTGCGATGATTTCTTAGTGATTCACCGCTACACCCAGCACCCTACCGATTGGATGCAAAGTAATATAATAGTTCGTAAGGTAAAAGACATTGATACTGGGGGCAGACCAACCCCAATTGATAGTCCTATAATGCTAAGGTCAATGACTAATAATGTAGGATTTGAAATGAACGGTCAAAGTTTAATTGAAACACTTAAAATACCTTTTTAATGATTACAGCAATTTTATTATTTACCGCCCTTTTTGGGTTTGCAGTTTGGAAAGAAGCCGATGTTATTATTGCTGGAACATACAGCTTGATGCTCGGTTTTTTATATGACAAAGCAGAGTATGAAGATGAAGATGTGACAGACCACACCTTTCAAATTGCTCTTTTGTGTGTCATAATTACGTTTAAATGGGAAAGCTAATTGATGCAGCAGCTGTAAAGCACAAAGACTGGATTAATATAGTCAAGTCGTTTGGCTGTTCTGAATACTTGGCTGAGGATATTGTACAGGAAATGTACATAATGCTTATAGTATATGAGCAAAACGGTTTAGATATATGGTATAACGATGAGGAGATAAACCATTGGTATGTGTTTAAAATGCTTAGGGGCTTATACGTTGCTTATCTAAGACGAGAAAATAAAATTACAAAGTTAGACATTGATGAATTTGATTTAGAAATAGACGATGAAGATTACATTGAATTTGAGCAAAATTTTGAAAAGGACTTACAGGCTTACGAGGCTGCGATGGAGGATGTTTATTGGTACGATAAAAAGGTTTTTGAACTCATTACTATAACCAATAACATATCGGAAATAAGTAGAAGAACAGACATTAGTTACGATTCTTTGAGAAACACTTTTATAGCGACAAAAAACAAACTTAAAAATAAATTGTTATGAGGTTAGGAGATTTTATTTATTACATTACAAAATACACAGGCATCCGATGGGTTGTCAAAAAAATATGGGGGAACGATTGTGGATGCGACCAACGCAGAGACAAATATAACGACATAGACTTATGGTAAAAAAAGTAATGACAGAGGAAGACAAAGATATTTGGGTGGATTTCAAAGCCAACGTATCTCAAACGCTTCCTTATGAATATAAAAAGATTCTTTGTAAGCTACACGCCAACTATTATGAGCATCCTTATACAGAGCCTTGCAGTTGCAATGGCAAGACATACAAGCTATGGATTGCTGATATAGACAGAATTTATGGTTGATAAGATACACAAGTTAGAAAAGTTAACTGTTCAATTACTCAACCTAGATGGTTGGAAATTAGAATGGACAGGCGAGGGTTACGATAGTTGGGATGCACAAGGCTTGACACCAAAAGGACACGAATGCGTTATCGAGATGAAGTTTAGAAATAAATACTACGACACTAAACTGTTGGAGCAATTCAAATACGATAAATTAATGGCTACTGGAAAGGTGGCTATCTATTTCGTGAATGACCCAAAGGCTAATTATATGTATTGGCTAAACAATTTAAAGATGTCAGACCCGACTGATATGTATTGCCCAGACACAACGCTATGGACTAAAAAGAAACTCTTAAAGCCTTGTTATTTACTTACAGAACAAGAAGCCACGATAATAAATCCAAATGACATAGACCTTACAAATAAAGGGGTTTGGAGCGAATACTTCAAGAATAGCGAAAAAAAATAAAAAAAAATTAAAAACATTTGTTGGTAATTAAAAAAATAGTTTTATATTTGTACTGTTAAACAATTAAAAACAACTATGAAAGCAATAAACAATAAACTAATAGCAGAATTTATGGAGTTAGAAACCAAGACATTTAAGTCTGGAATACTTAACTATTATTACCAAGGTGCATTTGAGGGTAGTTGGTTTGAAAAAGAAGAGTTGTCTTACGACTGCTCTTGGGGGTGGCTGATGCCCGTAGTTGAAAAGATTGAAAGTTTAAGAAATGGGTCTGGAGATGCTTACAGATTCAATATTGATATGTGTAATGCTCAAATTGAAGGCACTCACATTGAAATAATTGGCGGGGCTTGTAAACTTAACACCACATACCAAGCAGTAATAGAATTTATTAATCAATATAACAAACAAACATTATGAAAGTATTAATCACGAAGCTAAGGTTAATATAGATATTTTTTAAAAAACAATTGGGGTGTAAAAGCCCCCTATTAAAAACAAAACAATGAAAACACTAGGAAGAATTTTTTACTACGCACAAAGAG